TCGAATATTTAACAATAAACCACAAGACTCTTTAGGATCTTGGTCTTTCGCATGAACAAGTGCTTCTTCTTTCCAACTCATGCTATAAACGTACCAATCGAAGGAAATTCTGTTCTAGTACATTGTCTTTTCGGTGCTCTGATTCCTGCAAGATCAAATACTGCTGCAAGTTCAAAAGTAACAACTTCTCTATTTTCTGCTGATTTTCTATCTATTTTGTAAATTTCTTGTGGAAATTCTGCTGTAGGATCTGGTGTTCCTAATGGATTTAGTTGTTGAGATGTAGTGGTTGTAGTATCTTGAGTTGTTGTATTTGGATCATTCATTGTAATCGTATTACCCATTCCATTTCCATGAACTGTGCAGTAATATCTCAAATCATTTGGAGCAGAAGGATAAGCTGGTTGATAGCTTACTGTAGCTCCTGCATTTCCAGCAGTTCCGACTACAGTTGTTGTCTGTGCTCCTCCTGCATCAGATTTTATTGCTAAAGGATGTCCACTATTTGTAGCATCTGATTGGTCAAAAATATAAGTAGAACCTCTTTTCATTGTAATTACAGGATTATTTACACCATTAATTCTGAAAATATTTCCACTTCCAGGATTATGAACTGTAACTGTATAAGTTACAGTTTCAGTGTCAGCAGGATCAACAATCGTTGTTGTAGTTGTTGTACTGGTTGTCGTTACAGGAAAATTAACGGCATCAAGATAACGTGCTAATGTTCTGATTCTTGTTACAGTAGCTCCCGTCAGATCATTTCCAGTTGTTACCTGATTTACGTTTAACAAGATGGCTGTAATAGTTCCAAGAGCATTGCTAATAGTCAAAGTAGGTCTGGGAAGTTGACCTTTTTGAAACGCAAAACCCTCTGCCTGTATAGGCATTTTTAAATATTGATTACCAGCCCAGATAATATCTCCATTAGCATTTAAACTCGTTCCATTATGAAATCTGTAAGTTTGAGCAGAACCATGCAAAGTTGCATCAGTTGTTAATGTAAACAATTCAATTATTGCTGAAGGATTGATCTTTTGTAGATCAGTAATAATCGGAGCAGTACTCATGGTTCAAATACTTCTCTAAATGTTGCCTGTATTGTAGCTCTATTGTTATATGGTATTGATTTGTTCCAAGTTTCGCAAACAAATTTTTGTGCAGCAGCTTCTCCAGGTGCTTCAAAATCAAAGCTAGCACTATCGTTTGCACGGGCATCAAGGAAAGTTTCTATAGTATCCGCTTCACTTTCTGAAACTTCAAACGTAAAATTATAAGTTTTTGGATTTTGATGTTCTGCCAAGCCAAATAATATTCTGTGTTCAAACCCATCAGCAAAACGAATAGTTCTGGTATTTGGTGCGGATCTTTTTTGTTGTCCGTATGTAGGTTTTATTGAAGGAAACGTAGCCATTATGCAAGCATACCTCCTGGTCTTTTTTGTTTAATTAATTCTGATTGTATAGCAGCTGAGATAAGACGGCCAAGTTCTCTACCTTCTTCTTCATTTCCTTCAACAGAAGAACCAGAGGCATCTACATTTACAACAATATTTGTAGAACCACCCATAGCATGATTTGGAATTATAGTACCTGATCTATCAGGAACAAAAAGTTCTGGACCTTTTTCTCCTACTACAGAGGGTCTACCTACTGGTGGCCTTCCTCCATTTGCAAATCCAAGAAACTTGAATAATCCTCCTGTTACAGTCTGACCTCCTGCGTTACCGTATAGTGCTTGATTTAATGCAATATCTAAGAATCTATCTGCCACGTTGCTTGCTAAATCTGCAAGAGTTGAAGTGCCTTTTATGAGTCCTTTTATTCCTTCTTTTATATCATTCTGTATAGTGGTTTTTAACTTCTCAAAAGCATCTAATGTTTCTGTCGCAGCTTTATTTAAGTCATGCGTTGCTTCTTCGGTTTCTCTAATTCCGTCTATTATTTTGTCTTGTTCATCTCTTTGCTTTTCCAAAGTTGTAAGTCTTGCTTGGTCTAAAGGAGTTAACTCTCCTAATCTTTGTTGCTTTTCTAATAGTTTATCTATTTCAGCTTGTAAAGCATCTTTTCCTGTTTGTGCTTGTTTTTCTAATTCAGCTATTGTTTTTGCAATTTCAGGATTCAGTCCTTCTCGTCTAAGTTCAATTATTCGTTCTGTCATATCTCTTTCTTCGCCTACTTTTTTAGCTGCTTGGTCAAATTTTTCTGTTAATGTAGCTGCCTCTATTTCTGTATTTATAATTGTTGCTAATATTGCTTCTCTAGCTTCAAGTTCTTCAAGTGCTTCTCTAGCCCCTATCTTTAAAACTTTCCTGCTTCCTCCGTGTCCAACTGTTCGATATGCGTCTTTCAAAATATTTTGCTTTTCTTTTTCTAAAGCTATTGCACGAGGATCATCTATTGCTCTCGCATCAGAAAGAGTTTGATCTACGTCAGCATCTCTAAGACTTTTTTCATATCCTGTTATTTTTATTAAGAAATTTAATACTGAAGCTGTAAATGCCTGTACTTTGGCTACACCAGTAGCAAACTGGTTATTCAATATTCTTGTGGTTTCGCCAAATTGAGTTATTGCTTCAACTCCATCATCTCCTACTCGGTTAGCCATAAGTTCCATAGTTGCGTTAAAGGCTGCATTTTTTCCTTGTGATTTTTCTATTAACTTTATTCGGGCTTCCTGTGCCGAACCTTCCAAGCCTAAAGCAGTTATAGCAGCCTCACTATTCTTAGTGAACGGACCAAGGGCTTTTCCTAAATCGGATATTGCAGCCACAGCAGACTGTATAGCCTGAACTGCTGCGGTTGCTGCGATACCTCCTGCAAATCCACCCATGCCTCCAAACATTCCACCGACACCACCACCTAAAGCTCCTGCTGCTGCCACACCTGGTCCTTGACCAAATAACAATGGAAAACCACCACTTATTAAAGCACTTTGGAAATCAAACCCTCGTGTAGGCATTGGTAATCCTCTACGAGCCAGGGGATTATTCATAAATGTTCGTCTACCTTCTCTGTTTCTTGATTGCCTATCAGATAATCTGGTGAAGTCTCCTTGAGGAACTAATGATGCGTTTAATCTTTGTGATTGGCTGGCGAGTTGTTTAGCTTCTAGATCTACATTTTTTGCGATAGCTTTACCTTCATTTATTTTTGTCTTAACTATGTCCTTACCTATACTTAATGATTTTTTCCTGTTTATTTCTGCTTGTTTTTGGTCTAACTTTGTCTTATCGTCCATTGCCTTCAAAGCCTGTTGCACAGGTGAATTTGGACTTAATGGATTGTTTAGTATTTCAGCTATATTTGTAGGAGATCCTATCTGGCTAGGTTTACCAAACACAGGAGATGCTATACCTGTTGATAATGCTGCTTGCTTTTGTTTTTGTTCTGTTATTTTTGCTTCAGCAGCTAATTCATTTTTTCTTAAAATAACTCCTTTTTCTGCTTTTGAATATTAATTCAGCCCTACCTAACTGACCTTCCTTTGCTTTTTCTATAGCAAACTCAACTTTTTTAATCTGTCCTCTTATATTGAATCCATCTTTTTCTAGTTTATTTATTTGCCCTTTCAGTCTTAATCCTTTATTTTCTGCTGCTAATATTGCTATTTCTTTTTTAAGAACTGCGTCTGAATTACTTAGTGCTTTCTTTGCTTTAGTGTTTTGAGTTTTTCCTAAATCCTTTATTTTACCGCCAATGGTATTTAGATCATTTGTGATCTGTTTAGTATTTAGTTTTATATTTACTTCGTACTCGGTTGCCACTAATTTTTTACAAAAGTACAGATATTAGAAGTTTAGCGTACTTTGCGTGTTTGAGCTTGCCTTCTTGCTTTTTCGTAGGCTTCTTCTTCTCTTTCGTTTTTAATAGTAAAGTATGCACTCCAAGCATATAACTCTTGAATAGACATTTTTTGTCTTAGTTCTCTGTGTGTATAACCTAATTTTTCAGCTACAAAAAACTGTAAATAAATTAAATAATTATCTTTTAATTTAGCTTTTTACGGCATCGGGGCTTTCCTCCTCGCCCACTCCCTGCATCTTACTCATTATGTCTAACAAAACTGACATCGGAATCTCTCTTCTAAGCACTGGTAAATCTGCTGACGAAAACATCTTTGTACCCGATTCATCTTCAGCTTTAGTAACGATTACTTGAAGAGCGAAGTCTAAACTTCCTTCTTCCTTACCTTTGTTCATAGCTATTAGTGTACTGTTTATTGTGTCTCTATCAGCTATAGTTAACGGAGACCAGAATATCTTTAGTATCAATTCTTTTCCCTTTAAAATAGAGTAACTACTGCGTTCTTCGACACTAAAAGCCTGTCTTAGTTTGTCGATTGCTCTTGTTGTTGGCATAAAAAATTATATCTATTCCTGTAGTATAACTTAAAGACCCATTTATGTCTTTACTACAATACAGTTTGTGAAAAGCCTTCATCAAGATCCTGCTCTAGTGCACTTTTTAAATAGACATCGTACCAATCAGGCTGATTAGGTGTTGGAGTTGTTTTTGAGTCTGGGAATAAATCTTCGTACATAGTTTCATCTTCAGGGTGTTTTTTCTTATTTATAACAAAAGCTGCATAGTTTACTTCGTTTCCTATGTATAAATCTTCGCCTAGTTTAGTAGGTATCAATTCTCCTTTTTTAGGAACTTTACCGCTTGATTGTGTTTCAGGATCACCCTGTCTAGGTTTAACAGCAGCTACAGGACTCCCCTTCTGTACTTTCCATGATCTATTAAAAGTACCTGTCCAAAATGGACTTCTATGTTGCAAAGTAAAATGAATCTCTGATGCTGCTATGCTTTTGCCGATTAAGATAGCATCTTCTATAGCTTTAGGTAAGTCTTTTATATCTTTACGCATTGGCTGTGAAATTACAATTTACTACACTCAAAAAGTGACTTTGATCTTCTGTAGTTACAGAAGTAGGTCCACTAATACTCGATACTCTAGGAGTTACAGAAAAAGTATCGGAATAATTGGAAGCATTTACTGATGTCATTCCATCAATTACTGATTCAGCTATGGCAGCAGCTACCGCACTACCTTTATTAGATGGAGTCATAATTCCACATCTTATTGTTCCCTCATAATAATCTAGTGCTGCTCCTTGAGGTTGCATTGTCGATTGTGTAAAATCCAAGTTCACCATTACATATTTTTTGTTCTTACCTGGAGTTGTGAAGGGCATATTGTCAAACACAACTGTAACTGTGTTGTCAGCAGTTGTTACTGCGTTTTTGATTGCGGTTTCAAATGCTGCTCGTGCGTTTACTAAAGTCATTAG